CCATCTCAATCTTTTCTCTGGTCATCTCTTTCTGCCTTTGCTATTTTTTCTATATCAATTAAATTTGGGACACCTAACAAAGTCTTTAACAATACATCTTGTCTAATACTTTGATTGTCCAATGCTCTTATTCTATCAATTAAACTTACAATAATACCATATTGACTATCAAGTTTAGTTGACACCCTTTCTTCCATAGTGTCTAATGAAGTCTGTACTTTTTCATCTAAGGTATCTAGTTTAGTTTCCATACCATCAATAATTCTATTGATAAGTTTCCAAACAAAAATACCTAAACCTAAAGCTGCTGCAATAGGAAAACCTAATTCAGTTATTAGTGCTACTGCCGACTCCATTAGTCTTGCTTATTAGAAGCTCCAAAGTAAAAACTAATAACAGCACTTGCTAAACCACCAAGATAACCTAACACTAGGTTTATTAGAGCCTCACTATTTTGCTCTGGTGGTTGTAGTGTTACTAAGAATATATAGGCTAAGAATCCACCTACTGTGGCTACACCCATAATTCTAGCTGTCCAATCTTTTGAAAATTTTCCTCTAGCATCTTGCGTATCAGCTACTTCTAGTTTAAATACGTCTACTTCTAGCTCTTTCATTTGTACTTCAAAGTCATTCTCAGCTTTTTTAAGTTCTAACATTTGTTCAGGTGTTGCTTCAGCTACAGCTTTTTCTATTGCTTTAGGATTGTTAGGGCAACCTAAAACATCGGCTATCATATTAGCAGCCATACCACCCATAGGACCACCTAAAGCAGTACCTAATGTTGGAGCTACAGCACCTACTATATTTTTTAACATATCTTTCATATTATTCTCTCTCTAAAGTTAATGTTCCCTCTAACATACCATCAATAGAACTTAGCACCCATTCAGGTACATCATCTACTAATATATTCTCCTTCTCAGCTTTTTGTAAATGTAAGCTGATTAAACTTTCATATAAACCTCTAAACTGTTCTCTAGTTACCCAAGGCTCATCACACTTGGCTCTAGCTTTACAATCAAGCTTATATGCCCTGTCTAAATCTGTTTCTAAGTAGAGCAGCATTCTCTAACCATAGTTTGTAACTCAACACTACGTCTACCTACTTGTCTAAACCAACGACTGTCTTCCATTTGTACAGCCATCTCTTCCCAGTCATGTGTACGACAAGCTGCTAACATCTTTTTAAATTTACTAAATCTCGTACCACCTAGATTAAAACACATATTAACTACAACACGTTGTATAATCTCTGGTAAGTTTTTAAAATCTTCTTCGCCTATAACATGCATAGTTTCTTTTAAATGTTTATCAAAATCACTTTCATAATACATATCTACTACTTCTTGAGGAACAGCAGTACCAACTTCCCAATTGTATTCAGGGTCTTCTGGTTGGCATAGATGTCCGACACCAAGAGTTTTATAGCCTAAACTATCCATGTATATTTCTAACACTTCACCTTCGTGTCTTTTTATTTCAGCTTTACATTTTTCTATGTTCATAACTAATCCTTTTGAATATAATATTTATTGTTTTGTAATTTAGTTAAAAATTCATCTTTAACTGGTACACTATCTCTAAGTAATATAAAGTTTGGAACTTTATCTGGGTTTCTAAAATTAGGAGTTGTTTTAACTACGTCTACTTTTTGTCTTCTTAAAAAATCATCAACAGCAGGAGTAATACCTGTTATATAATTATCTTTATTTAACATATCATCTTTAAACTGTTGTAGCTGTTTAGACTTACTTATCTCTCCTTGTTGTAGTAATCCTGTTTTCTTTGTTGTTTTAAAATCTTTTATTTCTTTATCTAAAGCTTTTAATAAAGACTTGTTAGGTTTATCAGCATTTAAAACTTTATTTTTAGAAATACTTAACAAGTTTTTAAAAGAAGAAATATCTGATACATCTAATCCATATACAGAACCTTTCTCACCTGTAAATTTTACTACATTGTCTATACTAGGATTAGTAAACACTCCTCTTTGTAGTGCTGGATTAGGTGTTTTAGTTCTTCTATATGAAGGTATTATTTCTTTTAAACCTCTTTCACCTGAACCATGATAAAGTATTTTAGGAACAGCTCGTTTTTCTAAAACTTCTTCTCCTACTTCTTTAACTACTTTACCACCTTTTAATATTCCTACACCACCTAATAATTCTACAATAGGTGCTACCATTCTAAGTCCCGGTTCATTTCTAATTTCTTCAGGTATTTCTATTTCTTCGGTGCTACCATCTTCATAAGTTCTTACTGATTTATTACCTACCTTTTGTATATCTACAATAGAGCCTCTATTAAATCCAAGCCTAGCCATCTGGTCAGAGTAAGGTGCTCCAGTAAAAGGGTCTACTCTATCTGCTGGGTCTTCTTTAGTGTCGGGTACTTCTGGTCCTGACACTAAGCCTCCTGTAGATTTTGGTATTCTTAAATCTTCAAATATTTTATCAACTTCATCTGATAAAGGAATTGTTATTTCTTTTTCATTTTCAGGGTCTACTAAAACTGGTAGTTGATTTAAAGTTTTAGATAATCTATTTACATCTAATAGTATATCAAAATAATCTTGACTTAATGAAGGAGAATCTAACATCTGTTGTTTCATTTGGTCAGTAAGTAATAAAGGAGTAAAATATCTATTACCTCCAATAAAAGAAACTCTATCTCTTCTAGAAACTCCATTATCTTTTAAAATTTGTAAAGTATTTAATTCTAAATTTTCAGCAGCTTCTGTTAAAGTATGTAATTTTTTATAAGATTTATAATATTCTCTATTAGCATTTAAATAATTATCTAAAAATTTTTCTTTTGTTATTTCATCTGTTATAGCTCTATAAATTTGACTATTAGCTTTACCTTTAGACTTTTTAAAATCATTAATTTTAAATGAATAAATATTTTCTACATATTCTTTATTAAAAGGAATACCTCCAAAACCTGTAAGCCATTTAAACATAGCTTCTTCTCTATATATTTTTTGGTCAAGAGATGTCATTTCTTTACCAAACTTATCTCTAAAATATTTTCTAGTATCTGTAACTGTCCCCGGTTCTAAAGTTTCTACTAAATTCATAGCTATAATTTTTAAATTAGTTGGATTTAATCTTCCACCTTCTCTATCTGGGTCATATACTTCTAATCTATTAAAAGGATTTTTTAATAATCTTCCATCAGCAGTTACTCCATCTCTAAATATATAAGCATTTAAAGTTTCTTGTGTTAAAGATTCTCCAAAAAACGGAGTCAACATTTCAGTTAATAATTCATTATCATATTGTTTTAATTCTTCTTCAGTTAAATCTTTATTGACAGTTTTATGTACAAAATTTTGAATTGGTTTTCTTGGAAAATCAAAAGCATCCCAAGGAGTAATATTATAAACAATAGGAACTCCTTCTTCATTTACTGTATATACAATATTATCATTTTGCATCCATTCTGGTAAAAAAGGTTTTATATTATCTATAACATCTGCTCCTGTTCCTATTGCAAGATTTGCAATTGATGTAGCTGCTGCACTACCACCAATACCAAAAGTAGTAAAACCTGTAGCTCTATCCATAGCTCTACTTTTCATAATTTTACTAGCTTCGTTTGCTCCCATATCTTTTAATTCTCTAGCAATTTTAAATTCATTATTTATTTGTCTAGGTATAGTTCCTGCTAATCTCATAGACTCAGATAAAAAAGAAAAGAAAGTACCCATAAAAGGAATAGTTCTTAATTCTTTTAAATTATCTGGCACTAAATCATAGTTAGGTAAACCATTACGAGTTAATCTTCCTGCTTCATTTTGTAACTTTTCAGGAGTATTATATCTAAATTTATCAAATCTTATAGCATTTGGTCCTTGAGGTAAAGCTTTATTAAAAGTATCTAAATGTTTTTTTTCATTTAAATACATATTTATTTTCCAAAAATCATCTTCAGCTATATAAAGTTCTGTAACTTTTTCATCACCTTTTAAAAGTTGTTTAACTCCCGGAGTTTTCTTAGCTAATGATTCTAAATATTGTAAAGGTTTTGCTCCAAAAAAAGATATATTAGAAGCATCTTTACTCATATTTTTTAAATCGTTTATAATAGCATTTTTATTTAAAACACCTTGACCTGCAAGTTCTTCTATAAATTGTTGTTGTTCAATATTACTTGTTCTAGTTAATTGAGAATATACAGTCTTAAAACTTTCGGAAATAGTTTTAGGATTTAATAATTTAAAACCATTAGCTCCTGTTATTTGACCACCACCAGCAATATTTTTTATATGAGTAGTTATTCTTCTTGTAGTGGCTGATTTTTGTGATTGACTTTTTAAAAATAAAAGACTTTGCCAAAATTCTTTTAAAAAAGGTGGTAAAGATTCTATTACTTTAGAACCACCTTGTTGATATCTTTTTGTATAATATTCAGCTAGTTGTGGAGTTGTATAATATCCAGATAAGTTTCCAAAAGGTTGAACTTTTACACCTTCATACATTGGTATTTGTGCAGTAAATCCCGGAACATTATTTTTTTTATGAAAATAAATATCTTTACCATCCCTAAAGGCTTGATTATGAAAATTACTATCTTCTACAAACTGTGCTATTTTTTTCATGGAGAGTAATAATTTATCTGTAGGGTCAGTAATTTCTCCTAAATATGCTTTTATAGCTGGAGGTATTTCTTGTTTTTCAACTAAGATACCTTCTTTAATTTTACCAAAACTTTCAAATCCACTAGAAATATTTGCAAATTGTCCTTTTCCCCCAGCAAGTTTGTCCATTTCAGATTGTACTTGTAAGTCTAATTCTAATTTTTTTATATCTGGATTTTTTCTTTTTATTTCAGATTTTACAAATCGTCTTGCAGTATTATACACTTGAATAGTAGGACTGTACCCACTATCTTCAAACATTCTATAACTTTCTCTGACATAAAAACCTAATTGTTGTTCAATAATTTTTTTATCTTCAGGTGCAATATTTTCAATTCTTAAAAGTAATTTATTC